CGTCTGCTTTTGTTTCGGCCATGCGGAAAAACTAGAAAACATAACTACATTAGTCATAAATGGTTAAAAAGTAATGAAATTCCTTTCCCAGACGCAAAAGGAAGTAATAGCCAAAGCTCATGGCATAACCGTTGAATCTATAAATAAAAGAATTGAGCTATGGAGTTTAATTAACGATCCAGATATATCTAAGCCTGACCTAGTAGAAGCGCAAAAGGCATGGATTAAGATCCAGCAAGGAACATGGCCTAATGTAAATGTCTGAAATCGTTGCTGCGTTAATTGGTGCTATGGTGTCAGCCTTACTGATGGTTCTTGGCAATCGTTCTAATAAACGCCAAGGAGACATTCGTGAGATCTTTCATCGCCTCAACGCTATAGATAAAGAACTTGTAAGGCTTGATTCAACTAGACCTAGAAATTGGCGTGGGCAATAGATACTAAAAAACCCCTAGCGTCCTCTACGAAACTAAGGGTTTAATAGCTATCCAATAACCAAAATGATAATGCTTGCAGTTGGGGGTGAAGTACAAAAATATTTTAACCACTTTTATAAAGATGAACAATGAAAAAATTACTCTTCAGCAGCGACCGAGGGAAACGCTTTACTCTTTGGGTATTAGAGTCAGCCACAGAACAGAGTAACAACAGTCTTGTTCCAGAGGACGTTGACTTTATAGAAGCTAGACTATGGCCTAATCGAACATTAAAACTTCAATGAGCATGTATAAGACCGAATGGTTAGAAGAAGACCGCCAAAGAGTACTTAATATGGAGCGTTGGTACGTTCTCGATGGCCGTCATAGACCAGACCACCCTCAACATGGCATCTATACTGGTTTATCGGCTAAAGCAAATGACCTTGACAGCTTCGACGGAATTGTGTGATTGCCCTCATTGCAAAGAACTAAGAAGACAACAAGCTAGGCATGGGAAGTGGCAAGAATTATTGCTACATATAAATAAAAACAATGAAAGAAGCAGAGATTCCTCTTGATTTTTCTTTTGTCTTTGATTTAGCTCAACCTCCTAGCCTTGAAGACGAGCTTCATTTAGAAAAAGAAATTCGATGTATTAAAGCCTCTGATGATATTGAACAAGTAAAAAGGTATGCAGAGGATTCAGCTAGACAAAACCATCAACAAACTATATTTATCGCTGGATGCCTTACTAGGATTGCAGAGTTACAGACAAGAATCGTGCAAAGCATGAATAAAAAAGAGCAAAAAAGCTCTAATTTGCTTAAAAAATTATTAAAGCTAGAATAGCTTTGGAGTCTTAATGATGCTCCGCTTCGAGAACACAAGACCTCTTGCATCCGATCCCCAGTGCAAGAGGTTTTGTTGTCTATGCAGACGGTGTAAATCTAGCGTTACTTCCAGTTCCTACCCACTTTATTTCAGTATTTGAAACAGCAATTTCGGGATACTGGATCGTGTACCAACGGTGATTGCAGATAACACACCTTCTACGTCTAATGGTGACTCCATCAGGGGCACGTTTAGTGCATACAACTCTAGTCCTAGTAACGCTGCACTTAGGACAGTCTGCTTGAATTTTATTAACCATTATGGAGCTGGAACTAATATGTGCTGTGCATGTTCTGAGCTTCTACCGTCAGGCCATTTAACTCCGTAGTAGTAACAAATTCGACCTCTGACATTGTACTTAGTCTTAACTTCTGTGATCGTTCCAGCCGTAGACCCTACATATAGATAAACGCCTGAATTTACCTTTTTGTTTACCTGGTCATTGACCTTGAATTTCGGGGTCGTGGATGCTGTCGTCATCGTTATTTTGTTCTGTAGATGAGTTGTTGGGTAATCGGCCTTCTATTCTCTTGCGAATAGATTTTCTCCATGAAGCTTCGTCTTGTGCAACCGCTTCTTTATAGACAGAGCTAGGTAATTGCTTCTCTAATTCCTTGTAGATTAAGTTCCGTACCCAGGCAGTAGCCCTTATATTTTCCGCTTGTGCTTGACCCATTAGAAGTTTTGCTCTGTTTGGATCGAGCAGAATTTGAAGATAAGTCTTGTTTCCGTGTCTGAGAGCCATTTCAACATTGTCGTTGTACTACTCTACCACGAAATAGGATTATCGACTTTTTTCAGATAAGCGGTTCGATGAGCTTGCCTGGATGCGTTCCTTTGTCTTTTAGAACCAGCACGAATTTTCCTAGCTCCCTCTAGAAAGTCTGCTGCCCTATGGAGATCTCCCGTGGTCGCTCGAACGATCTCCTTGTTCAACCTCTCCATAATTATCTGTCTGCCACTCTTTTGAATAAGCGACATTCATAACCTCTGGCAGACTGCTGTAGTAGCCTAGCTCGTCTTCTAGCTGACGTAAACACCAGCCAGATTCCGTATGAAAAATTGAAATCAATGAACCTCCCTCCAGGTTTTACCTATGGATGTTTCTGCTAACGCAGGTATTTCTCCGAGCCAGATAGCCTCTGCCTCTTCCATTTTCTCCCTCAATATCGCTGCCCACTTTTCCGCTTCCTCTTCCTTAACCAACAAAAGAATTTCGTCATGTATCGCTGCTGCAATACGAACGGTGTCTTCCCCTGCTTCTTTAACCACAGGCCAAAGTTCCCCTAAAGCCTTCTTCAATATTGCTGCACCTGCCCCCTGTATTGGGGTATTGCATCGTACCGTAATTTTGTTCAAATCACCTGGAAGAAATCGTCTCATTTTTGACACGGGAATCCTTATGTAAGGCTTCTCATTTTTCTGTGTACGATCAGCTTCTTCAGCGTTTTCCCTCTGCCAATCCCTAACTCCCTGGTACGTGCCAAGCCAGTTATTTCGTATCTTGGCAGCTTCATCTCTTGTCATAGTTAGGCCACTAGCACCTGCATAATTTCGCAAGCCATCTGCACCTGCCCCATACAACAAACCAAAGTTTGCGGATTTTGCTACCTGCCTATCACAACCCATTGCCTGTGCTGTGTACTCATGCAAATCACCACCTTCTTTAAACACAGAAATCATGTTCTCGTCTTCCGCTAATGCAGCAGCGAGTCTTAATTCCATTTGTCCATAGTCAGCATCTACTAGCACCCAACCATCAGGAGCCTGAACACACTGCCTAAAAGAATCATCTCTAGGAATTTGCTGATTATTTGGCTTAATGCAACTCATCCGACCTGTATCTGCTCCAAGCTGCATATATGAAGCTCGAACAAATCCATCACTATCCATCTTCTCCTGAATAGAAGTCACCATTTGCCTTCTCTTCTCTGTCCTTTTCCATTGCAAGTAAATTTGAATTACTTCGTGGTCTGCTGCATAACCTCTCAATGCTTGCCTTGAAGCACTCCTTTTCCCATTTGAGTCTTTAGGCTCCTCACCTAAAACAGCCGTAAATTTTTCAAGCAACTGCTTCGGGCTATTCAAATTAAACCCCTTATATTTTTTAGTACCTAATCGAATCGAACCTTCATCCTTGGCTCGTAAATTAAAGGGAGCCATGTCATCGTCACCATCTCTAGGAAGCTTTTGATCTTCAGGCAGAGCCTCATCTAATTTAAGTAAGAACTCTCTTCCAAGTTGCTCCACATCATATTCATAGTCAGAGCGACACTGCTCTAATGCAGTTTTGTTCCAGGGAAGACCTGTTCTCCACATCTGAGCAAGAGCAGGAATAGTTCTAACCTCTAACTCTTCTGCAATATCAAGCTGTCCATAGTTGATCTTGTCTTCTATTTTTCTATCTAATTCCAAAAGAACTTCAACATCTTTGGCTGCATACTCAAGTTGTTCTTCACTTAACTCAGGTACGCTCCAATCAGATTTCTGTTGTTCCTTAGATAACTCAATACCTAAGTGTCTTTTAACAACACTATCTAATCCATGTTTTAAAGCTGGTATCCCATTTGTAAGTAAACGATTCGCAAGCATCGTGCATCGAAGCGTTCCTTTTAAATGAATGTTGTGCTCCTGCAACCAAGCAATATCGAACACAGCATTATGGGCAATCCAAAAACGAGGAGTATCGAAGAATCGTTCCAGATACTTCCAGTCCTTCTCCTCTAATTCAAAACAATCAATAACTATGATTGTGTTCCGTTCTTTGCAACCAATCTGAAGAAGTCTAAGCTTCCCCTTTTCTGGTTGTAGCTGGAGCGTTTCCGTATCAAACGCTATCGTTATGCAGGTATCAAGAAGATGTAGGTTCTCAATACCGTAGTACACTTTGTAGTCAGACATTTAAGTTAAGCTCCAGTTGAGTGGGTTTTCCGAGGGAGATTGAGTGTTCTAACAGAGCCATTGTTGCGTCTCTATATCCTTCATAGTACTGCCAGGATTTTTCAGATTCTCTAGCACTATGCTTAATACGATTAAGGTTGTGCTGTTTGTAAATAGCTTCCTTTTTCGTATTTAATTTATCAAAGGCATTTGATAATGCTCTTTGAACTTCTAGCTGTTCAATTAGATCCATAATGTTTTAATAAGTAGGGTGGAATTGCGTCGTGATAACCTCTATCTTTTAGATCTTTTACTAATCTTTTCCAGTTATTTTTGTATGGAGTTGTCCACTCTGCATAAGATTGTGCACAGTAAATCCTCCTACAGTTTTCAAAAGGTAATTTGAATTGGCCTGGAATAGTTTTCTTCAGTAAATGAGACAAACTATGATTAGCATTTCTATGCTTTGAATAATCATTTTTGCTGTGCCATCTAAAGATAAGTTGGAGCAGACTGCTAACAAAAGGTTCGTCTAGTTTTTGACGACTTCTTCTAGCTTCCTGCTCACAAGATTTATCTTTCCAGTTAAGAGGAGCTTGCTTTTCTGTAGGAAGAACAACCTTACTTTGTGCACTAGGAGTAGAGATAGTTACCTCAACTTCTGGTGTAACAACAGGTATAAGATCTACTACTTTTTGCTGCCTTTCTTTTTCATCTTCCTTGGCATGAATAGCCCGAAGTTGTTCATTAGAAATAGGCTGAATGTCAATCTCTCTCCTTACCTGGGT